AAATCTAAGGGCGGTTCTTTGATGAAGAAATCCAAAGGTGGAAAGATCATGAAGAAATCTAAGGGTGGCATGATGATGGGCAAAAGCAAAAAAATTAGATAATAAAAAAAGGAAATAGATAGTGGCATATCTGATGAGCAACATCCCACATTTCAAATGTTGGGTAAGGAGACAGTTCACCCATAATCATGAAAAGTATCATGATGAGTACATTCATGCACTAGCAATCGCAGTTAATACCATTCCAGATCGATCTCTCAGCTTTCAGGTTGTGTTTACTGGTTGCGAATCTGATTGTGAAGATAACGATGAAGGCAATATACATGGTGGCGCGATGTGGGCGAGATTGCCTATTCAAGCTCTGGTTGCTGACATACCTAATGAAGATTTCCCAGTACCCATGGAAGATCATTTAGCACAACCTTGGGATTGCGAATCGAGAGATCACGCTGTAGTTGTACTAGATCGAGTTAGTTCGAGTCCATGGTTATGCAAGATAGATGGTTGTTTTTATAAAGGTAAGTATCTCTTTACAGTAGATTACACAGATTCTGATATCGCTGATGATTCAGCGCAACATAAACAATCGCATGTGCTATGCATCACAGAAGATTGCAAATGGAAAGGTAATCTAGTTGCTTTACCTAATAATAGAGTTAGAGCTACTAGCCCAGCGTTATGGGTGACAGGTGAAGGCGCACCAGATTTTAAACCATCTCAATGGACTCATTCAGCTGAAGGACATGAATCTTATTTGGATCCTAGCGTAACTTTTGATAACCTGTATGAAGATTGAGTAACTAAAAGGAAATAAAATGGCTGTACCTAAAAAAAAGACTCATAAAACTAAGTCTGGAAAAATTGCTAAGAAAGGTTTGTATTACAACATAAACCAAAAGAAAAAAGCTGGCAAAAAAATGCGTAAGAAAGGAGCTAAAGGAGCACCCACTGCTGGAGCTTTTAGAAAAGCAGCGAAGACTGCACAGAATAAGTAGTGGCTACCAAGCGCAAAGCCAAGCCAATAAGAAAAACCACTACAGGCAAAGGTGCGAATTACAGACCTACTAAGTCTGGAGCTGGGATGACCAAGAAAGGTGTAAAAGCCTATCGTAAAAAGAACCCGGGCTCGAAACTACAGACTGCTGTAACAGGTAAAGTTAAAAAAGGCAGTAAAGCTGCCAAGAGAAGAAAGTCATACTGCGCCAGATCTCTTGGTCAGCTTAAAAAAAGTTCTGCCAAAACTAGGAACAATCCTAATTCAAGAATTAGACAAGCTCGAAGAAGATGGAAGTGCTAAGATTTTTTCTTTGTGTTTCTTAAAAGCATCGATTAAATCATTATAAGCATTCACATCAAGATCTTTAATTGAACCAATTGCCTCTTTGTTTATTGTGTAATAACTATTCAAAGACTCAACTGTGTCAGCTCGATCCATAAATGTTTTTACAATCTGTGCTAAATCTCTAGCTCCAACATCTAACTCAATTTTTTCTTCAGCCATTCCTAATCCCCATCTTATTTTGTTCATCTTGCATTAGTGTTGCCAGCTTAATTAATTTTTCTTCAACTTCTAAACTGGTTTCCATCCCACACAGTTCATCAACTATATCTATCATCTCTTGTGTTAGTTTCATAACTCAATCCTCGATCTTTGAATTTCTAATAAACATCATGCCACTTTTGCTAGGCAACCATGGCTTCCCATCTTTCATCACATTAGTGACTTGATCTGAATGATGAGCTTCATAGATGCAATCACCACATAGCACTGCAAATTTAGCTGCATCATCATTCATCATCATTCTTACCCATCTGGTATCAGTTGGCATACCTCGATGCATCTTCACACCAAACTCTGGTGGACCTAGTTGCTGACACATATGGCAGTACACCTCATGACGTTCTTCAATATGAAATACTAAATTTTGCTTTTCCATCACACTCTCCTTTTTGATAATTTACGAAACGCAAGACCATAAGAATACTTGCTACCATCTTGCTCTTGAACTAATAACGCTCCAGCTTTATTCCAATCATGACCAAGAATCGTTACTTGATTTTCTTTTACTAGGTGCTCTCTGAGTTGGATTAAGCAATTCCATTTCTTATCTAGCAATGGATCATCGCCAACTGGCTTGATAGGTTTCTCAACTGAAGGTGCTTTCAACATTACTGATATGTAATCTTGCACAATCTTGTTGAGGTCAGCTCTGGTCAAAAGTTTCTTAGAGCTGGTGTTGTTATATTTTTGAGCAAGATTTAATCGTTGCTCATCGTTAAGCTCGATTGCTATATTTGTTTTCATTACACTTTCTCCTTTAAGTGTTTTTCAATCACATCATCGAAGGCATCATTTAATTTTATAGCTAAATCTTCATCTATAGAAAGAGAAGAAAATACATTAAGCCTTCTATTATTTAGGCGAAAGTCATGGTCGCCTTCTCCATTTTTCAAAGCCTTCAATATATAAAATTGATATTCCTTACCATAAAAATCTTCAAACTTAGCTGTTTTACTCTTAGGTGTTTCCATTACTTTCTCCTTGTTAATTAATATTTCCACTCTCTTATTATGCCTGAAAGTATATAAATGTGCAAATTTTAATATATAGCACTCGTAAGTCATTGATTCTTGGTATAAACTTATTATATCGATAGTCTCAAACCCTTATAAACAAAGGCTTGCGGAAAAATAAAAAAAATAATTGTATAAATACTTGCACATTTTAACAAAAAACATTAGATTGGACTCATGAACAAAAAAATATACAACTGCAAACAATGTGGAGATCAGTTAAAAGGATCAAGAAGGAAGTTCTGTAGTCGTGACTGTAATGCAACATGGCAAAGAGAGCAGAATATAATGGATTTCGGCACTGGGCATTGTCATAATCATCATTCAAGATTTGGCGAGGATGCTTCTATTGAATCTCTCCATGTGCCATATAATGTTTTGCAAGAAGCAAAAAATATATCTGATCTCACAAACGAGAGAAACATAGTTGAAGATCTTGAGACAGTAAGTATGGCAATGCAATGTTTATCAAGAAATACACCTACACATATATACAATGCAAAACATTTAAACCATATGCGCTGGAAGAAAAAACAAATAAAAGAAAAAGGCTATTGGTTAAAGATAGGAGCTGGGCATTATAATGAACGACAGAAGAAATAATCTTGAATCACAGATTGCTAAAAGTTTGGCAATCTGGACTCACAAAGATCAAGTAGATAAACTAGGTAATCCATACCTTGATCATGTTTTTCATGTAGCAAATGCAGTTAAAGAATTAGGACAAGATTATTATGTGGTTGGACTTTTGCATGATGCAGTTGAGGATACAAAGAACAGAAAAAGTTTGATGAGTGATATCGTATTTTATTTCGACAAGAAAATAATCGAAGCAATCGTTTCAATTACAAAAAAAGATGGCGAAGATTATTTTGAAGATTACCTAAACAGAGTTGTCTCTAACAAAATTGCTCTTGCTGTTAAGACAGCAGATGCGAAACACAATTTAATCAGAACAAGATACATAGAAGATAAAATTACAAGAAAAAAACTTGGCGATAAATATCTCAAAGCATCAAGGTACTTATCCAGAATGAACAACAGGAAGAATTATTAAAATTTGCACATTTATATAAATTATGTTTTAATACTTATTCGATTAATAACAAAAAAGGAAAAGGTATGTCAGTACAAGCCATAAAAAAAGAAAAAGCATATGTCGATCCATATACAGCAGAGTTATTTGCTAGTTACGAGAATGTAGGCACTGACCTTAATTTTGATGAACTGGTAGCAATTGCTGATGATTTCATTGAGATTGTAAATAGTTACTTTACAGGTATTTCAATTGACTATGAGTCACATGACTATGCTAATTACTACATTGAAAACAATGTAATGGAGAAAACAATATAATGGATTGGGAATCGTAAGGTTCCACGTGGAACATCAAGTCACAACGCTAATCTCCTTTTAGTGCGTATATAGGCAAGAGTGGTTCACTTGTGTGACGAAAACGAACTTTAATTAACTATAGGGTAGTCTATTATGAATCCAGTAAAACAAATCAATAACATTTACGCATATGTCAGAGTGTCAACTGTTGAGCAAGCCAAGAATGGTATCTCACTAGAAACGCAAAAGATGCTGATAAATGAGTTTGTTAAAAACAAATTTAATCGTGAGGTTGACCATTTCTTTGAAGATGCTGGTATATCTGGCACAGTTCCAATAAACGAAAGACCAGCTTCCAGAGAATTGACTGACACTATGGATGAACACGATATTTTGGTTTCAACCAGATTGTGTCGTTTATCCAGATCAATGTCTGATCTAACGAAAATGATACCTATATTTGAGCAAACTGGTGTCACTTATTATTTGTGTGAGCAGTTTGGTGATATGCCAATATCATACCCAAAACCCAAAAACAGCAAATCATTACATAATAAATTCGATATGAATGTTATGGTAAACAAGATAATGCTAATATTTTTATCAGCATTTGCAGAGATTGAACATGGCAATACCAAACAAAAATTTGCTGAAGGTAAGTTGCATTGGGCAGAAAAAGGTTATGCAGTAGGTGGAGCATCACCATTTGGATTTAAGAAACAAGAAGAAAAGTTCAAAGAAGGTAATCGTATCAAGCGGAGAATGAAACTTGTACCAGTACCAGAAGAACAAAAAGTCCTTTCATTCATTAAAAAGTTAAGAGATAGAGGATTAGGACCTACTAGAATACATAGACAGGTTACTGAATTTTTTCCAGAATTTGCAGACATACCATATTGGAAAATTAGAAATATTATTGATCGCAAAGTCCAAGGTTTGCATATAGCCTAAAAAACAGTAAAATCAAATGTAAAAGGGTTTTTATATGACAACAAAAGAAAAAGTACAATCTAGTCTTACAAAAATTAACAAAATATTGTCAGAAGATTTTATTACTGTTCCTGTAAAAGAAAGTTTAACAGTGATCAAAAATGAATTAACAACTGCAATATCAGAATTATAGGATAAACAATGGCTGGTTTAACAGGTTGGGGAAGAACAGGTTGGAGCTCTGGAGCATGGTCACAAGCTGGTAATATTCAACTTACAGGTATAGCTTCAACTTTTGCAGTTGGCAGCCTTAGTGTAGATGCAGAATGTAATCAAACATTAGGTACAGTTGCAATTACCAGTGCTGTTGGATCACTAACAACAAGGCATTCTAAAAATGTAGTACCAGCTTCAGTTGCGATTACCAGTGCTGTTGGAACACCAATACCAGCTTCCAATAACAACATATCAGTTGGCACAGTAGGAGCAATAACTTCTGCTATTGGATCAGTAACAATAAAATTCCCTGTGACTGTTCGACCTTCTGGATTTGCAATAACTTCAGGGCTTGGCTCAACTACAATTTTTGAGAATGAAGTTATAAACTTACCTAGCCAAGCAATTACAAGTGCAGTGGGAGCACCAACAGCATCGATACCAAAAAGCGTTACTCTCACAGGCAGAGCAATCACATCTGCTATTGGATCAGTAACAGTACATGAAAGTATAGTAACTAGCGTACCCACACTAGCCATAACTAGCGGATTTAATGCTGGAATTGCAAAGGCTGATGCAAATGCATTAATTACAGATAGTTTTGTTGTTACAAATAGTGTAGGTAGTGTGCTAGTATGGGGAGAAATTGACCAAGCGCAAACACCAAGTTATTCTACAATTGATGAATCACAAAACGCAACTTGGCAAGAAGTAGCATAGATTAAGAGGATAGATAGATGGCAAGTACATTCGTAAATGATCTCAGATTAAATGAGATGGCAACTGGTGATGAATCAGGAAACTGGGGTAATGTCACCAATACAAACCTAGAACTTATTGCTGAAGCATTTGGTTTTGGCACTGAAGGTATCACCACTAACGCAGACACACACACATCGACAATTGCAGATGGTGCAACAGATCCAGCAAGAAGTATGTATCTGAAATACACTGGTACATTAGATTCAACTTGTACCATAACAATAGCACCAAATACTCTCTCAAAAGTTTGGATAATTGAAAACGCTACAAGTGGATCACAAGATATAGCTATATCTCAAGGTTCTGGAGCTAATGTAACAATACCAAATGGTGCGGTGAAAGTAATTTATTCAGATGGTGCTGGATCAGGAGCTGCTGTTGTTGATGCTTTTGCTGATTTAAATGTAGGTGACAGTCTAAAAATATCAGGCACAACTCCTACTCTTACAATAGGAGATGCTGGTGCAGAGGATACAAAGATAGTGTTTGATGGCAATGCTCAGGACTTTTATATTGCTCTTGATGATTCTGCTGATGATTTGGTAATTGGTAAAGGATCAACAGTAGGAACTACACCAGCTGTATCAATAGATGAAAACATGAATGTTACTTTTGCTGATGGTACTTCAAATGTAGATATAGCATCACATGATGCTTCGAATGGATTAAAACTAGGGGGTACTCTAGTAACTGCGCTGGCAGCAGAACTAAATATTATGGATGGTGGAACAACAGCCAGTGATATAACATTGGCTGATGCAGATAGATTGGTGTTGAATGACGATGGCACGATGAAACAAATAGCTTTGACTAAATTAGATGCAAGAGATTTTGAAATTGCAACATCGGCTCCAACTGGCGATCAATCAGCTAAGAAAACTGGTTTTGTTTGGTACGTTGTATAACGAGAATTTAGTATGTCGATAAAGATTTGGGATGGTGACTCTATTGAGACACCAAATCCAATACTAATAAAAGTGACAAATGGCAATCTTCGCTTTGTCAATTTTGCTGTAGTCAAAGAAACAGATGGTTCTCTTACAACTGTATTTAATGCAATAAGACAGACATCAAGATCAACTAGCAAAACAACAACTACTTCAGTTGCAAGTAACACCACAACAACTTTTAATACTACAAAAAACACTACAACTACATTCAATACAACTAGATCTACTGCTACGAGCAAATCAACCACGACAACTTTTAATACTACTTTTACAAGAAGCACTACTACCAGTAGAACTACAACTTTTAATACAACTTTCTTTACAGCAGACGAAAGCACACAAGGTAATATAACAACAAGCACCACTAGAAATACTGCTGTTAGCACTGACACATCAGTCACACAAAGCACTAACACAAGCACAACTACGACTTATAACACTACCACCACTTTCTCAACCTCAAAAAACACGACTACAACTTTCAACACTACAAGAACTACTGCAACTACAGTTGTAAATAATACAACTACAACATATAACACTGCGATATTTGTTAGAATTACAGCAACAGGAAATACAGGATCTACTTTCGACACTGAAGTAGGAAGCGCGAGTGCGCACAGTGCAAGGTATTGGGATGGTAGCTCTTGGACAGGATAAAATAAAATGGAAAAAAAATGGGAAAAATTAAAAAAGATAGTGACATCCACGAAGAAATCAAAATTATCAATCGCAGAATGGAAGAAACTCTAGCTATCCTTGTAGAGCACTTCAAAGAAACTGAAGAAAGATTAGATAAGTTAGAAAAAAAGATAGACTCAAATGCCAATTGAGACACTGGCTTTTAACGATGTTTTGAATAATGACATTGCGCATTTCTTTAAATCTGGAAACATACGAAGATCAGATGAAAACAATCAATTAAACAAAATACATCACTTACTACCAAAAAAAGGCAATCATGGTACTAACCTTGAATATGATATTTGGTATGATTTTAACAATGAACCTAAAATAAGAGGCTATGTCTATACAGATTTGATGACGAAGTTCGTTTATTTGAAGCCAGCTTCTTCATTGTATTGTGTAAAATTACTCAGAGAATGTATAAAAGAAAAAATTACTGAGGAAGGAGAAAAAATATTTGAAGATATATCTCAAAATAATAAAGATAAATACAAACTTAGAGATACAAGCGAGAAACATCCTTATGTTATTTTTCTACCCGGTACGAATATCCTTAATGAAATAACAGATGATGTAAAGATCGAAAAAGCCATAAAATCTGATGGAGCAAAACTCAAACCACATCCCTTGACTTCACCTTTCATTATGTCTTTTCTCAGAGCCAGATATGGAAAAAATTCTCTGATAAATAAAAATGCATCTGGTCATGAATTGTTAAATAAAACAGAAGTAGTTGGATTCTGTAGTAATTCAGAAATGGGTTTAATTGGTATGGCTCAAGGTAAAAGAATTAAGTTATTTGACAAACATAAAATCATAGCCAAAACATACACACACATATATGAAGTTTTGTTTCAAGATGGTTATCCAGTTATAAACGATTTAAAAAGATTACTGTCAGCAGATTACTCTGGCTTAATTTACCATTCTACAAAAAACCCAAAAAAAAGAATTAATAATTTTTTTAAATATTTTAAGAAGATAAAACATGTCAAACCCATTTCACCTAAAAATCTTAATACTGGAAAGTAACAATCTTACAAAACTGACAACAAACTCTATCAAGAAAAACATCCCAGAAGCAGAGTACAAAGTTGTAAGAAAAGATAAAATCAAGGATAGTGTCATTGGCACTGCATTGACACATGCTGATGGGATTACTTTGGTGGTGCAAAGTGGTATCGTTTTACAAATAAAAGATGGAGATCTACCTGATTTAAAAAAACTAAAAAATTATCACATTTGTGTCAGTAGAGAAGGTGTTTTTACAGATCATAAAAGGTTAAACGAACATTATAGATATATAGCTAAACATATTACAGATGGTGTTATTGATTTAAGTATATTTATAATTAATCCAGATATGTGGGATGAAATACCAGAAAAAGATCAAGGTGTCTTACATGATAAGAAAAAAATGTTTATACCAAGATACATGAATCACAAGAATGATATTTTATTCCAAGAAGATTCGACAGCAGCTATAGATGCTTTTTATTATGGTGTTCTTGGAGAACAAGCAAGCGTTTTTAATTACAACAAATGTATACAAAAAAAAGATATAAACATGTTAGAAATTTATGGCTATTGTTTTGATAAATTATTGCCATATTTAAGAGGTGTGCCAAGAAAAGAACAAAACAGAATAAAATTTTTGGCTGATAAGACAACAACAAAAATAAAAAATATGAGAAGAAAAATACATGAAGTAAATAACAACTAATGGAGAAAACATGTCAAAACAAATAAATATAAAAAAAATATTCTTAGCAAACAGTGAAATAAATGTACTGGATCCAGTGAATTCAATGCAATTAGATGACTACACTGTAGACACAGAAATGAATTGTAAATCTGAATATACAGAAATGACCTACAATGGAGTAGAAATTCACATGGTTGCTTTGCAATTTCAAATATTTTGCAATGTAAAAAATGATCCTATGTATAACATGAACTTTTCTCAAAATGGATTTTTTTCTTTAAAAGGTTACGAACATGAGGAAGTAGAAGAAGCATTAGCTATCGAATGCCCACAAATACTCATGCCTTATGCAAGACTACATGCAGAATATCTTACTAAAAACACTGGATTAGCACCTACTCTTATACAAGATATTGACTTCAAAGAAGCCTATTACAAAGAAATAGGTAAAGAATACAAATGAGTTTTACCTATGAGGATCTTATTGATCCACTACCTTTAAAAGATTTTTATGATATCTATCATAGAAAAAGATGGTGCATAATAAAAGGTAATGACTTTAGAAAAGATTTATTTTCAGCAACATTAAGTTGGAAACAGTTTTCTGATTACATAAATAACGACAGAGCTGTATCTGGCATACAAGCGATATTACCTAATGGCAAGAAACTATGTTTAGAAAAGAATAATTTATATAAAGAGAAAATACCTTCATGGTCAAGAAAAGATTATTTTGAAAAAAAATACTTACATAATATCTGGTCGAATCATGGTTCTATCATACTACCGAAAGCATCTCTTTTGACTAAAGAAATATCTAGCATTGCATATGCAATAGAAACAGAATTTAAAGGTGCTTGCGATGCACATTTTTATTGTAGCAAAACTGCCAAAAGCAGATCATTTGATCCGCACATAGATCATGATGATAATTTCTTAGTTCATGCACATGGTGCAGTAAAGTGGACTGTCTGCAATACTCTTGATAATAAGAGAAACGATGCAACCACTTTCAATCTTACAACTGGAGATTTACTTTACATACCAAAAGGTCTTGCACATTCAGCAGTGCCATTGAGTAAAAGAATTTCTATATCAGTGCCTTTATTAGAGGTAAACGACATGAAAACGAATACAGTCACTCCACTGGATCGCAAATATTATGATTTTTCTTGAAAACAAGTTAAACTAAAACGATGGTTTTGTTTGTGATTTAGTATAACGAGGTTTTAGAATGGCGATAAAAATTTGGGATGGTGATTCAATTGAAACACCAAATCCAATAGTCGTAAAAGTTACTGATGGAACTCTGCGTTTCGTTAATTACGCTGTCGTAAAAGAAACAGATGGTTCTCTTACTACTTTTTTTAACGCTATAAAACAAACTTCTAAAAATACTACAACCACTGTCAGTACAACTAATTCAACTACAACTACTTTCAACACAACTGCTTCTACAACAAGAGATACCTCTACAAGTAAGTCAACGACAACTACTTTTAACACAACTTTATCAACTACAACTACTTTCAACACAACTGCTTCTACAACTACGTCTTACAACACAACTAGGTCAACTACAACTTCGTACAATACGACAAGAAGCACCACTACAACTTTTGGAACAAGTCACAGTACGACCACTACTTTTGGAACTTCTAATAGTACAACTCGTAGTACAAGTGGAACTATAAGTACAAGTTATACAACTACTTACAGTACAAACCTACCGGGTAAAGGAAACTCTAGAAATACTTCGCACACCACATCACGAAATACATCAGCGAGTTTCAATACGAGCTATACCACTTCGTTCAACACCAGTAGATCTACAACAACTTCTTACAACACAAGTAGGTCTACTACGACTACTTTTGGAACAAGTCACAGTACGACCACTACTTTTGGAACAAGTCACAGTACGACCACTACATTTAGTACAAGTAAAAACACTACTACTACTTTTTCTACTACTAACAGCACCACAACTACATTTAATACAACAACTACATACGATACGACTGCTTCAACCTCAAAAAGTACGACCACTACATTCAATACATCTACTACTACAGCTACAGTTATATTCGAAAGACTAACAGCTACAGGAAACACAGGTTCGATATTTGAAACAGAAGTAGCTTCAGCTAACGCACATAACGCTAGATATTGGGATGGAGACTCATGGGAAGAAGCATAAAATGACAATGACTGTAACAAAAATTAGCTATAGTGATATAGATCAAACAATCCTTGAAGAATGTTTTACTAAATCATTACCTTACTTAGATGCAACAAAACCAAATATAGTATGGGAAGAATTTGATCTAACTGTCAGTTCTAGCACAGCAGATAAACTTGCTGTTATAAAAAATCAATTTCAAGCCAGAGAAGGCAACGATGACTATGCTATCTTCAAATTAGACATAGATGGAAGAATAGTAAATTATGGTTGTGGCAGACGAGAACAATCAGGCGATAGAATGTTTAGTCATGAACTAGACTTTTTTAGAGAAGATGCTAGTGGCAGTCAAGGTTGGTGCTATTCTACAGAGTATCATCAAAAAATAGATGCTTTTTATAAAAGTGTTTCTGATAATTGTGTCACTTCTAGTGTATGGGTTGTACAAGGCTCTAGTATGGAAAAATCATATGGTGATGCTGTTAATGGTGGATGGCTTGATTATGCTAATCCTGAAACTTTAGAAAATTATCATGGTCATAGATATAAAAAGCTAGTAGTAACTTTTAAAGTATGATCGAAGATATTATTAAATGGATTGAAGATTTTGTGGAAAAACCAAATAAAAATTTTTCTAATTTTCCACCATGTCCATTTTCAAAAAGAACTAGAAAATTAAATAGAGTAAAATTTATTGAATATAATAACGATGAAAATAGTTTAAAAGATCACATTGATCAAATGGATACAGATAAACATGATATGACTATTATTATTTGTGATAAAAATACTTGGACAGCAAAAGAAGCATATAAGTTAGGAAGAAAATTAGATAAGTATGCTATGAAACAAGGTTTAGCTTTTCACGAAGATCATCCTAAAATGATAGAAAAAGTAGGTGACACAATTTTAAATAATTCTAAATATATTCTTTTATATATACAAAGTTATCAACAAATTAAAGAATCGCAAAAACAATTAAGAAAAACTAAGTATTACGATATTTGGAAAAACAATAACATTTTTGGCATAGATAAGGTGAATGATATAGATTGCCGACAAGATGCCTACAATGATAAGTACGGATGACTTTTTTTAATCCTACTTCAATAGCACTTGTAGGAGCTTCTACAAAAACTCTCGAAGAAGCTATATCTCAAAACAAGTATTGGGGTGCTGCTTTAAGAGATTCTCTTTTAGAAAGCACTACAGTTCCTTTATATCTCATTACTAAACATGAATCATATACAGATTTGCCAGAAATTCCTGATTTAGCGATAGTTGCAGTACCAAACATTATTAATGAAGTAACTAAGATTATAGCTAAAGGTACAGATAAAATTATAGTTATCAATACTTTAGATGCTTTTACAGAAAAAAAGTTATATAAAATAGTAAAAAACAAAGCAACAATCCTTGGTCCTAATTGTTTAGGTGTTCATTGTGATGCTTATTCTACTTTTCTTTTAAATAAAAAAATTACTGGAGATATAGGTTTAGTTACACAAAGTGGTGGTGTTGGTGAAGCACTATTAGAAAATGTACCAAACTTGAGAACAGTAATAAGTGTAGGTAGCGCACAACAATATAAAATACAAGATGCAATACAATCACTAAGGCAAGAACCTAACATAAAAAGAATTGCATTATATTCAGAAAGTTATATACCAGAAGATGAAGATGTAATTACTTTAATGCCTAAACATAATAAAAAAAGTGTAAAAGCTGTTTATGATCATACAGGGTTAACTTTAGAAAAAAATAATGCAATTAATGACTTAGATAATTTTATAAAAATTTTAAATGAAAGAGTTTTAGTAGTTAGTAATTCAGGTGGTTGGCTTTGTTTGTATGCTGGTCAAAATCCTAATCAAAATATGAAATTAGTTGATACATATGCAACGACCAATCCTTTGCAAAAAGCTATAGAAATGCAATCAGGATATACTAGAGCAGTTGTGTTTTTTAATAAGTATGAAGATTTTAAAAAAGAAGAATTAGATGAGTCTAAATTACTGATACCTTACGAAATTATAAAAAGTAGTGATTTGTGTTAAACTAAAAAAGTATTTTTACTAAGGACAATATATGAGCAGTTCACCAGAAGCGTTTGTTTACAAGTGCAAACTTAGATCAGTAACAGATGGAGATACAATCAGACTAGAGACTATTGATCTTGGTTTCTCAGTACAGTTACACAATAAAGCTGTAAGAATAAATGGGATAGATACACCAGAGTCTCGTATCAACATCAAAAGATATCCTGAAAGAACGAAAGAAAAACAGCTTGGGTTACAAGCAAAACAAAAATTAAAAGATTGGCTTGTAGGTGATATAACTTTGAGATCGTATGGCACAGATAAATATGGTAGAGTATTAGGTGATATTTTCTGTGAAAAAGGGAATGTCGCTGAATTGTTAAAAAAAGAAAATCTTGCTGTAGATTATTATGGCGGTACTAAAATAAAAAAATGGGGGTTAGATTAATGTTTGGATTGTGGCAAAAAATTAAAAGCGTTTTTGTAAAAGAAGAAGTAGAGTATGAAACTGTCAGAGCAAGAACTAAAAAAGGTCGATTTGTAGCTGATGATTTATCAACAAAAGATATTAATGAAGCATTCGTAAAAGTTGCTAAAAAAAAATCTAAAAAGAAAGTTGCTAAAAAGAAATCTAAAAAATGACTGAAGAACAACAATCACTTCATAAAATAGAAATGCATGAAAGAGAATGTGCAATTCGTTATGAATACATTGAAAAAAGTCTTAATGAGGGCAGAGAGAAGTTTAAAAAATTAGAAATAATGCTATGGGGTTTATATGGAGTCATGGCAGCTAATTTAGGATTTGATAAATTCTTTTAAAAGATAGTGACATTGGAGTTATAAATGGATAACAACGATGTTGTCAAAAAAAAGATAGAACTAGAAGTAGAGATAGGCTCTACACATATCGAAAGAGGAATAAATCCATATCAAAAATGGATTCATCTAGCGAAAGCTATTGATGCATGGCGCATTTTTCCAAGAATGTTCCTCAGCGTTTACATATTCTTACTGTACTATTCAGTTATGTGGTTTATGGAATTGTCTGAGCCATCGCTTGAGCAATCAGGTTTGATCTCAATTATTGTAGGAGCTGGAGCTGCTTGGTTTGGTCTGTATGCTGGTTCAGCATCATCAAGTAAGAATTTCAAAGGCGAGGAATAGTGGAGCAAGCTGTTCAGCTTTTATCTGAACTTGGATTGCCTGTAGCTGGCGGTTTGGTAATGGCTTATTTTATATTTCTTGTAATGAAACAGTTAATGGATGCTTTGGTAGGCGAAATACAAACAGTCCAAGCCATATCTAAAATGCTCATTACCAGAGCAGCAACTATGAATAACGATATGATACGCATAGATACTAGCGTTTCTAGTGCATTAGGATTATCACCAGATTTAGATAGAATAGCTAGAGCAGAAAATTTCGTTGAAGATGGAAAGATTGATGCAAGGCGAGATTAATGGATATTGCAAAGATAGTGGCAGAGTTTGGGTTTCCAATTACGATGGTCCTTGGTCTTGGGTATTTCGTATTTTTTGTATGGCAAACTATTACAAATAAAATTGATCCAGCGGTACAAGAAATGAAGGTAACTATCATTAGATTGACAGATCAGCTCAGATTGCTGGACCAAGACATGATCCGCTTACAGCAGAAAACGAATACTGTGCTAGAATTAAAAGAAGAAAATAAGTTGAAGGATGATGAAAAGTAGTTTTTCGTGGTTTTTAGTAATATATGTATATATAGCATTGTTTTCAGTGTTATTGACTTCTTATGGCTATGCAGACGAAATAATGTTCAAGTTCAAAAGTCCAGCATTTTCTGGTATCAACACCTCAAGTCATTATCTTACAGTAGATTCGCAAGAAGCTAGTCGAAAACAAGCTGTCAAGGATGAAATTAAAGCCTATCAAGATGAATTAGCCAGAGATGCACAAAATACCACTCTTGCTAGGTTCATCAGGAACCTAGAATCGAGAGTCTATGCACAGCTATCAAGACAAATGGTTGAGCAGCTCTTTGGCGAGACACCTCAGAAATCTGGTAAATTAGAGCTTGAGGGAAACATAATAGAATATACTGTGGAGAATGATGAATTTATTACGCTCACTATTACAGATGAACTGGGTGGACAGACGTCTATTACTGTTCCTATTGGTAGTTTTACTTTCTAGCTGTGCTTCCCACAACATGTTGGAAGGTAGCGGTATTCCTAGTATCGTTATTAAAAGTTCTTCTATATTAGATCTACAATCAGAAGAATTAAAAAATGTTGGTGTACCTACAAGAAAACCAGTTGTAGCCATATATCCGAATTCTTTTGCAGATCACACAGGTCAGCGCAAAAGTAATGGACAGTTTGCATTATTTTCAACTGCTATTACCCAAGCACCAGAAGCGTTTCTTATTAGAGCATTAAAACACAGTGGCAATGGTAAATTCTGGCGAGTTGTTGAAAGAGTAGGCTTAGATTCGCTTACTAAAGAAAGGCAGATAATTAGATCTACTAGGGTAGATTTTGAAGATCAAAGCGAAGTTAAACCTTTACTGTTCGCTGGACTTTTGCTTCAAGGGGGTGTATTGAGTTATGATCAAAATGTACTTAGTGGTGGCAGCGGAGCAAGATACCTCGGTATTGGTAGCTCTAAACAGTACAGAGAAGATTTAATGACAGTTAGTTTAAGGCTTGTTTCAGTCAGTACAGGAGAGATATTAATAGAAACTTCTGCGCAAAAAAGCCTACTTAGTGTTGGATTATCACAAGATATTTTTCGATTTCTAGATGAAGGACAAAGGTTGGTAGAGGTGGAAGGTGGTAGAGCGCAAAATGAATCAACTAGCATTGTATTACAATCAGTAGTTGAAAGAGCTGTACTAGAAATAATAAAGATAGGCGAGACAAAAGGGTACTGGGAGATTAGAGATGAAGAAGTTAATTAGTTTATTATTAGTTTGCTGTATTGCAATAGCAGATGATAACGAAATTTATGTGGATCAAGCTGGAACATCCTCATCAATTGATTTGGAGCAATTAGGTTCTGGAAACATTATAGGTGGATTATTATCTGCACATGGATCTATGACACCATTTGATCTCGATGGCAATTCGATGACATTAGATGTAAATTTAATTGGTAACAATAACAAGATGTTAGGCGACATAAACTCAGATACATTCACAGGTCTGTTTGACTTCGATGGTGATACCAACTCATATACCATTCAAGTAGATCCTACAAACACCTATTCAGCCGATAACGCAAACGTGAATGTGAACGTGGATGGATCAACAAATGCCATGACATTAGATTTAGCTACTTCTTCCTTGGCTTCTGGTGCAGATGTAGACACAATAGTTCAAGGAAATAGTAATACAGTGAATATTGACTTAGATGTAGATTCAGCAGTAAATTATATGGATATAGACGGAGACAGTAATACAGTAAACTACGATGGGAACGGCTATGCTGGAGCATATTTCAAACTCGAACATGATGGCTCATCGAGAGCCTTTGAAGTTGATCAACAATCTACTTTGGATAATGATTGGCTGCGTGTTATTTCAAACGGAAGCAACGGCACAGTTTGCATCAACCAGTCGGACCAAGGAACCTCAACCTCTTGCTAAAGATATTGGCTCAATCTCTGAGCTAAATGGTGTAACCAGAGTTGTTCGAGAGAAACCTTTAAAAAGTGAGGTAGGCTTCTCACTAGATTCTATGGATAAGCTGGAAACAGCTGCTGGTCGCATGGGTGTTACTTTTCGTGATGAAACAACTATTAGGTTGACCGAGAATAGCACTGTGATTGTTGACTCCTTTATATTTGATCCAAATCCATCTAACTCCAGTATGGCTTTAAACTTTGTAAAAGGAACCGGTAGGTTTATCAGTTCAAAGTCAAAAAGAATAAAAAAAGAAAACATTAAGATACGAGCTGGCAATAGTGCAGTTGTAGGGATTAGGGGCACGGATCTCACGCTAACAGTAAAAGATACTGGGGAGGTTCTCGTTATTCTGCTGCCTAATGAATTTGGAGAAAGTTCAGGTGAGATAGTCGTTACAACTGCTTTGGGAAGTGTGGTTTTGAATAAACCATATCAGGCTACAACTGTGTATAACTTGGAATCAGTGCCATCAAATCCAGTAATACTAGATCTTACTTTAGATCAAATAGATAACTATTTAATTGTTTCTCCACCAGAAGAAAAACGACTAGAGACAAATGAATCAAGCGCAACTGCATCATCATCTATATTGGACACAGATTTTCTCGAATTTGACGATTTAGATGCTGATGTGCTAGATGCAGAATCAGAGCTAGAATACACAGAGCTTGATATAGATTACCTCGCAACTAATTTTTTGGAAGATTTGCTTGATGTGATACAAGAGGTAGATGAATTGAGCAAAGCATCAGGAGCATTGGCAAAACAAGGCTTGGAAGGTACAAGTATTGGTTATGATTCTGACACACAAATATCCAGTTTTGTGACTGATTCAGAAGTAAAATTAATACGCGAAGTAGAAGGTAAATTACAAATACAGGTTTCTAAAGACAGCAGTACAGCAATTAGCATAGATCAAGAAGGAAAAGTAAATCAAGTCAGAGTGAATGGTGGCACTCAATCTAATATAAATATAAAACAAGGAAGTTAATGTTGTTAAAATTTATACAAATATGCTAAAGTCACCATTCTGATAATTAAACAGGCGAAAAGATGAGCAAAATATTAATTGGTGTTATTCTTGTGATGTCGTTTGGTGGTTATCTGTTGTGGAATCAGAATGCAGAATTAAAAGCTCTTAACTATGCATACGAAATTAGAGATAAAGAACAACAGGAAACCATAACTCAATTACAATCTGATTTCAGTGAACAAACAGAAGGTTTACTAGAAATACAAGCAAAGAGTAATGAAATACAAAAAGAAATGAATAATTACTTAGATGTATTTAGAAGGCATAGTTTGACTAAATTGGCATCAGCAAAGCCAAATCTTATTGAAACAAGAGCTAATAAAGGAACTAAGAATGTATTTAACAGCATTGAAGAAGATTCTAGGGTACTCGATAATCTTGACGATGGTTTGCAGTTGCAGTCTGTATCAAAGACTGATCCCTGAGCCTAAGCCACCTGAAGTACAAATAATAACAAAACCAGTAGAAAAAACTATTGTACAGCCTATCATGCCTAGAGAAATTGATCTCAAGGAGCCTTATTGGTTTGTTGTAAGTAAATCTAATATTGATGAATTTATAGCCAGAGTTGAAAAAGAGCAAGGGCAATTGGTATTTTTCGCAATGAGTGTGCCTGATTACGAGCTTATGGCTTATAACATGCAAGAATTAAAAAGATACATTAACGAAATGCAAGAAATAATTGTTTATTATAGAAAAGTGACTAAAGGAGAAAACGATGAAGATTAGTCAAGAAGGTATTGCCTTGATTAAAAAGTTCGAGGGGTGCAAGCTAGAAACCTATCGATGTAGCGCAGATGTACCTACAATTGGTTATGGGCATACTAGAACTGTTGAAGAAAACATGAGCATTACAAAAGATACAGCTGAAGCGTTACTTGTTGAAGATCTCGAAGAATTTGAAGGGTATGTAAATGATTTAGTGACAGTTGATCTTGATGAGAACCAATTTTCAAGTTTAGTTAGTTGGACTTTCAATTTAGGACCTAGCAACCTCAGAAGCAGTACGCTGCTCAAGTTGCTCAACAAAGAAAAATACGATGAAATACCAGCTCAAATCAAGCGTTGGAACAAAAGTGCTGGTGTCGTTTCTGATGGTTTGATCAGAAGGCGATTGGCAGAAAGTTTATTATTCCAAGGAAAAGAATGGCATGATGTGTGATATATCAATTATACTAACTCTAGGCAGTTCTCCATTACTGCTGAGGAGATGGTAGTACCATATTGTCACTATCTAGCTACCATCTCCGATTTTTATGAATGAGCTATCCTTAAAAGACTTCGATATACTTTCTCAAGCAGAAAAGGATGAAGCAGTATCTCTTTTAAATAGATATGAACAACTAGAAAGCCAAAAATCTTGTCACAAAGATTTTCTATCATTCGTTAAATATATGTGGGGTGATGCTTTTATATCTGGCAGACATCACAAAATTATCTCAAAAAAATTTAACAAAATAGCTCAAGGCAAGTTAAAAAGATTAATTGTATGTTTACCACCCAGACATTCTAAATCTGAGTTTGCAAGTACATATTTACCAGCTTGGATGATGGGTTTGAATGGTGCATTAAAAATAATTCAGTGTACTCACACAGCAGAATTAGCAGTGAGATTTGGAAGAAAGGTTAGAAACTTAATAGATAGTGATGATTTTAAAACAATTTTTCCCAACCTAAGATTACAAGCAGATAACAAAAGTGCTGGTCGTTGGACTACAAACCAAGAGGGTGAATCTTTCTATGCTGGTGTAGGTGGTGCAATTACAGGTCGTGGTGCAGATCTACTAATTATTGATGATCCACATTCAGAGCAAGATGCTTTGAGTCCAAAAGCAATGGATAGTGCATATGAATGGTACACATCAGGTCCTCGTCAGCGATTACAGCCCGGTGGAACTATTATTATAGTAATGACAAGATGGAGCACTAAAGATCTTGTTGGCAGACTTTTGAAAAAACAAGGTGATGATCATGCAGATCAATGGGAAATAGTTGAGTTTCCAGCAATTATGCCAGAAAGTGATAAGCCTTTGTGGGGTGAGTTTTGGAAGAAAGAAGAATTATTGAGTGTAAAAGCATCGTTACCAGTAGCTAAATGGAATGCTCAGTGGATGCAAAATCCTACAGCTGAAGAAGGATCTATAATAAAAAGAGAGTGGTGGAAAGAGTGGCATGAAGATGCACCACCAGCTTATGAGTATGTAATACAAAGTTACGATACAGCGTTTAGTAAAAAAGAAAGTGCTGATTATTCAGCAATCACTACATGGGCGATTTTCGAGCATGAGGATGATGGACAGCCTAATATAATACTTTTAGATGCTAAAAGAGTCAGAGTTGATTTTCCTGAGTTGAAAAGGTTAGCATGGGATGAATACAAATATTGGGAACCAGATTGTATTTTGATAGAAGCAAAAGCAACAGGCACACCTTTGACACAAGAATTGAGAAGAATGGGAATTCCTGTTACTGCTTATTCACCATCAAGAGGGCAAGATAAAGTTGCCAGAATGAACAGTGTAGCTCCAATATTCGAGTCAGGAATGGTGTGGATGCCTGATGAAACTTTTGCAGATGAAGTGCGTGAAGAATGCGCTAGTTTTCCTTATGGAGACTATGATGACTATGTAGATAGCATGACGATGGCTCTTATGAGATTTAGGCAAGGTGGCTTTCTTTCTTTGAATGAAGATTACAAAGATGAAGTTAAATTGTTAAAAAAGAACAGAACAGTATATTATTAATGTAATGAAGATTTGGCTAACATCATATATACACGATGGCGAATTACATGCTGGACCAAATATTGTTGCAATAGATAGAAAAAAAGCAAAATTGATTTGCACAATGGCTGGATTAGTTTTAGTTGGTGAATTAGAAATGATAATTGATAGTGAAATGAGTCTCGATGAATTTGAAATTGATCAAGACACAGTAATACATTAGGGAAATATTATGGCAGTTGAAAGAGTTTTAGGTACTGAGAATGATCCAGACATAATCGAAACAGGCTCAGAAATCGAGGTTGTTCCAGATAAGACTAGAGAAGAAGAACTTTTAGAAGCTGCTAGTATTGTTGTTTCTGGCGATGAAATATTTACTGAAGAAGAATTAGATGAAAAAGCAGAGATGGTAGAAGAAGATTTCTACGCAAATTTAGCTGAAAACTTAGATTCTAGTTCTTTACGAACATTAGCTACAGAACTTGTAGAGTCAATACAAGGTGATTTCGATTCAAGATCTGAATGGGAAAAAACTTATACAGATGGATTACAGTATCTTGGCATGAAGTTCGATGAATCAAGATCACAGCCATTTGAGGGTTCTTCTGGTGTTATCCACCCAATTTTAGCAGAAGCAGTAACTCAATTCCAAGCTCAGGCATATAAGGAATTATTGCCAGCAAAAGGACCTGTAAAAACACAGGTAATTGGAGCTAGAACAGCAGAGACAGAAAGCCAAGCTGATCGTGTAATGGAGTTTATGAACTATTACATCATGAATGTAATGAAAGAGTATGATCCAGAACTAGACCAATTGTTATTTTTCTTACCATTAGCTGGTTCAGCATTTAAGAAAATATACTATGACTTTTCATTAAAAAGAGCTGTTTCCAAATTTATACCACCAGAAGATCTTGTAGTTCCATATGAAGCACCAGATATTTCTACAGCTGAAAGAATTACACATGTAATTAGCATGTCAAGAAACGAAATTAAAAAACAACAGCTAAGTGGTTTTTACGCTGATGTAGATATACCTGATGGTGATTACGGAGATTCAAATGATGTACAAGATGAAATTGATGATATACAAGGCATGTCACCATCTTATACAGAAGAAAGAAACAGAACAATATACGAGGTTCATACCATTCTAGATCTAGAAGGATATGAAGATATCGATGAAGAAGGTGAATCAACTGGTCTAAAATTACCATACATAGTAACCATTGATGAACAAGCGAACAAAGTCTTAGCAATCAGAAGAAATTACAATCCAGAAGATCCTGACAAAAACAAAATAAATTATTTTGTACAGTATAAATTCTTACCCGGTCTTGGTTTTTATGGTCTTGGACTTTCACACATGATAGGTGGATTGAGTAAAGCATCGACATCAATATTGAGACAGCTCATAGATGCTGGAACTTTAAGTAACTTGCCAGCTGGATTCAAAGCTAGAGGTATGAGAATTAGAGATGAAGCAGATCCACTGCAACCCGGTGAGTTTAGAGACATAGATACTACTGGCGGTTCTTTGCGTGAAAACTTAATACCACTACCTATAAAAGAACCAAGTAATGTATTGATGCAGTTATTAGGATTGCTTATTGACTCAGGAAAAAGATTTGCTGCTATTGCTGATATGAATGTTGGTGATATGAATCAAGCTATGCCTGTTGGAACTACTGTAGCATTACTTGAGCGTGGCACAAAAGTTATGAGTGCAATACATAAAAGATTGCATTACGCACAAAAACTTGAGTTTAGCCTTTTAGGTAATGTATTCGCAGACTTTTTACCACCTGTTTACAATTACGATACTGGAACTGCGCCTAGAGAAATAAAAGCTACCGATTTCGATGATAGGATTGATGTGGTTCCAGTATCAGATCCAAACATTTTTAGTCAAAGCCAGCGTATTACTTTGGCACAAGAATTATTGCAAATGGTTCAATCTAATCCACAGATACATGGACCTTTAGGTATATATGAAGCATACAAAAGAATGTATGGTGCTTTAGGTATAGATAATGTTGAGTCATTATTACAGCCACCACCAGACATGACACCAAGACCAGTTGATGCTGGCTTAGAAAATTCTGGCTTCTTGTTAGGTCAACCAGCACAGGCTTTTCCACAACAAAACCATGAAGCTCATGTACAAGCACACCAAGGATTATTTTTGACTAGCGTGGTTCAACAAAATCCACAAATACAATCTTTAATAATTAGTCATGTTATGCAACATTTACAATTTTTATCTACACAAGTAGCTCAACAACAAATGCCACCAGAGATGCAAGAAAGAATTTCTCAGTTGCAAATGCAAGCACAGCAAGTACCACCTGAGCAAGCAGAACAAATACAACAAGAGTTACAGATGATGATGGATCAGATGTCCTCACCAATTATGGCTCAACTTACTAATGATTTCTTATCTACAATACAAACAGGTGGTGACGATCCATTAGTTGCCATTAGACAACAAGAGCTTGCGCTTAAAGATAAAGAAATTGATTTAGATCAAGAAAAGTTTGTAAGCAAGCAACAACAACAGCAACAGTCGGACATGATGGATGCTCAATTATCTCAACAAAGATTAGATGTGCAAAAATCTATTGCTGACGATAAGCTACAACTTGGGTTAGACAGAATGAGACAACAAGCTGAACTTAAAATTTTAGAACTAGAGCAAAGATTTAGGAGAAATTAAATGGCTTCGTCAATACAATTAGAGATGCAAAGGCAACTCAAAGAACAAAAAAAGTTAGATAGACAAAAAGAGCAAGAAGCATGGGCAAAAGCTGAAGCAGAAGCACTTGCTAGTAAGAAAGCATCAGATGAAAGAATCGCAAAGAAAATGAAAATTATTGAATCTGGTGGTGTGGTTCCTAACCCAAAACCAAAAAAAGAAGAAGCACCTAAGAAAGCAAAAGTGGTTGAGGAAGTAAAAGCAAAGGAGCCAAAAAAAGAAGCTACTAAGAAAAAAGTAGCTAAAAAGAAAGTAGCCAAGAAAAAAGGTAGACCAGCGAAGAAAAAATAGGAGTATTCAATGGATGGGTTTGATTTAGTTAGTGACATAAGAAAAGAAATACAGATACAAGTAGACTCAATACAAAATATATTGATGACAGGTCAAGTTAAAGATATGGAGCAGTATAAATTCTTTACAGGACAACTACATCAGTTATACAATATGCAAGACTTTATTAAATCTTATAAAAAGATAGAGGATTGAGCAAAATGGGCGAAAAAGTTGAGTTGAAATCAGCTTATGTTGATGCAGATGATGTAGTTTTGGATCCAACAAAGGTAGAAGATAGTGTAATAGAAAGAATGCCACAGCCAACTGGATGGAGAATTTTATGTTTACCATACAGAAAAAGTCGAAAAACAAAAGGTGGTATTGTTCTTACCAGAGAAACAGTAGATAAAGAATCGTTAGCTACTTTAGTAGCTTATGTGGTTAAGAAAGGACCTTTATGCTACAGTGACAAAAAGAAGTATGGCGAGCATTGGTGTCAAGAAAAACAATGGATCTTGATTAGTAGGTATGCTGGTGCTAGGTTTAAATTAGAAGATGGTGCTGAAGTTCGTATAATTAATGATGATGAAGTCATTGGAACTATAAAGCACCCAGACGATATAGTGAGCATATAAATTATGAGTGAAGAACAAGTAGAGCAAAAACAAGAAGAAGAAATCGCATTCACTGTTGTAGATGATACAGCAGTGAGTCAGACCACTGCTACAGTAGATTCTGATGATGAGCTTGATAAATATACAAAAAATGTAAGCAAGCGAATCAATAATCTGAATAAGAAAACTAGACAAGCAGAAGAAAGAGCGTTGCAAGCTGAAAGATTATTAGCTCAAAAAGATGCTGAAAACCAACAACTAAAAGCAAAAACTAGCCAATTGACTAGCAATGTATTGGTTGCTGAAGAACAGTCAATACAAGCTAAAGAACAACAAGCAGATGAGTTATACAAAAAAGCAGTCTCTAGTGGCGATGCCGATTTAATGAGCAAAGCAGATACACTAAAAAGCGATTTGTCTATACAAAAAGAAAAGTTAAGAATTGCAAAGAATAGACAAGTACAAGAGCCAGAAGTTGCACAACAGACTGTTCAAGCACCACAACAACAAGTGCAACAGCAAGTACAGCCTAGTGATAGTGCGTTAGCTTGGAAAGGTAGAAACAATTGGTACAACCAACCAGAACATAAAGAAGAATCTGATTATGCTATGTACCAACATTATGTGCTTGAAAATGAAGGTTACATAGCTGATACTGATGATTATTGGAATGAGCTAGACACAAGAGTTCGTAAGGTTTTTCCTAATTTGGAAGAATCTGAGAAAACAGCCGAAAAAAATGATGCTAAACCCACTGTGCAAAGAGTTGCATCAACTTCTGTAGGAAGTAGGCAAAAAACACAAGCAAAGAAAGGCGGTGTTACATTTACTAAGTCTGAACAGGCTCGCCTAAGAGCTTTAAAGCCACACAAGATGTCTGAAGATGAGTGGTTTAAAAGAGTTGCAAAAGAGAAGCAAAAAATCTCACAACAAAGAGAGGTAAGTTAATATGTCAGGTTTAGAAGATTACGCAAGAACTGATCGTGATTCCGAGACACACGATAAAGAAGCTCGTAGAAAACCATGGGAGCCAGTAAGAAAGCTCGATACTCCACCACCACCAGAAGGATATGAGTATAGGTGGATTAGACAGTCTTTGCTTGGTACAGAAGATGCAAACAATGTATCTTATCGATTAAGAGAAGGTTGGGAATTCGTACAAGGATCTGAATTACCAGCTGGATGGTCATTACCAACAATGGGCGAAGAAAAAGGGCGATTAGCTGGCGTTGTATATAATGAAGGATTGATACTTGCTAAACTTCCTGTTGAAACTAAAGGTGAAAGAAATGCTCATTATGAGCAAAAAACTCATCTCGCAAATCAAGCGTTAGATAACACTATGTTTAATGATGCCAAAAAAGATAGTAGATACGTGAAGTACGATAGCAATAGAAAATCCAGTGTTACTTTTGGTAAAAAATAACCAAAGGTAGCTTTACATAGGAGTAAACAAATATGGCTAATAAAGATGCCAGTTTTGGTTGCAAACCAGTAAGAATGATGGGTGGTGCTCCTTATTCTGGCGGTCAAAGCCGTTACAGAATAGCCAGTGGTGCTACAACTCCAATTTTCCAAGGCGACTTAGTTACGCAACTAACAGCCGGAGTATTGGGTAGACACGCTGCGAGTGGAACTGTCCCTGTCGTTGGAGTATTTAATGGTGTAAGTTACACTGATCCAACATCTGGTGAGCAAATATTTAAGAACCATTATCCGGGTAGTATTTCTGCTTCGGATATCGTTGCCAATGTGATTGATGATCCTAATGTTGTTTTTGAAATACAGTCAGACGAAGCATTTCCTGTCGCTGACTTATTTGGAAACTTCGACATTGTTGAACAATCACCAGTAGGTAGCACTCTCTCTGGGAAAAGTAATGCAGAACTCGATACCTCAACAGGTGCGACTACTGCTGGACTGCCTCTCAAGGCAATTGATATATCTCAGGATCCCGATAACTCAGACGTTGCGTCTGCCAACACCAATGTTCTTTGTGTGATACAAAATCACATCATGGGACAGAAAGGTGCTGGTCTAGCTTAAAGGAGCTTAATTATGGCTATTTCAAGAGCCCAACTAGCTGCGGAGCTAGAACCCGGTCTTAACAGTCTTTTCGGACTGGAATATGACCAACATGGTGAGGAATATTCTGAAATATTCCAAATGGAAGACAGCGCAAAAGCGTTTGAAGAAGAAGTAATGTTAGTAGGATTTGGCGGTGCGCCAGATAAAGCTGAAGGTCAAGGAGTATCATTTGATAACGCAACTGAGTCATACACTGCGCGTTATTCACATGACACTGTAAGTTTGGCATTCGCACTTACCGAGGAAGCTATAGAAGATAACTTATACGACTCACTTGGTAAGAGATACACTAAGAGTCTCGCCCGTTCAATGAAACATTCTAAGGAAGTCAAAGCAGCATCTGTGTTGAACAACGCTTTTTCCAGTAGTTTCACTGGTGGTGATGGTGTATCACTAATCAATACTGCTCACCCATTAGCTGGTGGTGGTACTGAAGCTAACAGAGCAACAACAATGGCTGACTTGAATGAAACAAGTCTTGAAGCTAACCTAGTAGATCTAGCGACATTTACTGATGATCGTGGACTACAAATTAGTGTTATGCCTTCTAAACTTGTCATTCCACCACAATTGGTTTTTGTGGCTGACAGATTGTTGTCAAGTGATTTAAGAACAGGAACTTCAGATAACGATATCAATGCAATTAGAAACACTGGAATGATTTCTGGTGGGACTGTTGTAAATCATTATCTTAATGATCCAGATGCTTATTTCATCATAACTTCTGTAACCGACCAAGGTGATGGTCTAAAAGGCTTTCAAAGAACTGCAATGGCAACTTCAATGGAACCAGACTTCACTACTGGAAACATTAGATACAAGGCTAGAGAGCGTTATTCTTTTGGCTTTAGTGATTTTCGCGGTATCTATGGATCACAGGGTGCTTAATTGAACCAACAGTAGGGTTTATTACTCAACTACTGATAAAGGGTGCTTTCGCACCCTTTTTTTATACCTAAAATAAATATAAATTAATTGTATTAATAGTTGCAAATATTTGCACATTTGATACTATATGTATGTGGAAACAATAATTAAAACTAAACAGGAGACAAAAATGATCAAACATAACGATCAAAAACAAACAGCAAAACAATATGCCAAAGGTAGATTTTATGAGTGCATTGCTACATTAATAGATTTTAACGCTAATTGTGATGAAGCATTGATGGATGATGAAGCGTTTATTGATTCTTTGTATTTTTTACACACTGATCCAAATGACCTTCGCAAAATGACATTAAGAGAAAGAAAAGAAGTTGTTAATCAATTGTACAAACAAGGCGAAAGATTATTAAAGGTAGTAGCATAATGGAAGATAAAACTTTTAAGTTACCTTTGCAGTTTGGAGAAGAAATCGCCCTACCTGATGGGCGATTTGTTTCTACTGCAATTATAGAAAAAGATAACCAAGACTTTTGGGCAATCTATC